GTTGTCCAACTCCGTCCATGACGCCACCGTGTTGGTTCTCCTTGCCGCATTCTATTTCGCGTTTCTTGGCCTCGTACTTTTCAAGGTCAACTTCGTATCGCAAATGCCGTTCAAGATTTTTCATGAACGACGAACCATTACCTTGTTCTTTCTTCCACTTGGGTACAAAGATTTCGGACATAGTGTTATAGGGTTTGGGTTGTGCTTGTCGCGTCCAAGGAGGTGACTCGGTTGAGCCACCCCCCGGACAACAACAAAACGAATTAGCCTACGTCGTTAGCGTCATGCATGGCCAAGTAGATGTCCAACTCTCCTGCTGTAAGCGCGGATGGTGATCCGGAAGAGGAGTTGGTGAACTTGACTTGCAGAGCGTCAGAGGCTGCGGCAAAAGTCCCGGCAAGGGTCTTAGGCACTGCACCTTGAGCGGCAATGATTGGGCCAACTGCGGTGACGGAAGTAGACTCGATGAAGTTGTTTGGATCTCCATCAGTTCCGAGTTCGGCGGCTAATGCGCCAGTTCCGGTCATTGCAGTGCTGACGTTGATCATCGCTTTCGAGATAACGAAGTCAGTAGGTGTGTCACCAAGAGCAACCGTGACGGTATCGGAAGAGCCAGAGCCTTCGTCAATGTCGGAGAAGAGGACTTTCCACTTGTGGGTAAATCCTTGGGCGCGTTCTTGGTTCGAGAGAACACTCTTGCGAGCGTTTGGTAATGTAACGTTAGTGTTAGCCATGTCTTAAATCTCCTTAGTGTTAGATGGATTAATTGAAGTAACCGTGAGCAACTGGACTAAGGCACGACAATGCAGCAATTACGTCTACATACCCTCTTGATCCACCACCTTGGTCTTCCAACTCTTGTGAAGATTCAGCCTTGAGCGTGTGCATTGCAACATACTCAGGGTCAATCAGAAGTCCGGCATCAGCGTCAACGGTTTCGCTACCTGACGTCCTATTTATTAGTGTACTAGGAACGATATTGACCAAACCAAAATCGCCCTCATATACGCTTACTGAAAGCGTGATCTTCTTGCTATCAGCGTCTTGATTGACAACGTAGGTTCCGTTGGTTGCGGCAAGCTGACGAGAGAAGTTCGAGATCTCTTGTTTGAGACCTGGACCCGCAATCAAGGTGAGCTGACCACCAGGCATTCCGTTAGCAGTGTAGAGTTCTTGAAGAACGCTATTGAAGGTAGCTTCGGTTTGGGTTCCCGTAGTGTCGTTGGCAACGTTTTGCGCAAAGGTAGGAACGTCGGATGGTTGACCACCAACTCCAAGCCACTTGAGCATACCTCTAGTTTTGTAAGGCGTACCGGATCCAGCTTCGGCTTGACGGTCTTGAGCGGAACAAAACGCCCCCTCTATATCCCTCTTGATCTGGCGTACACATTTGCCCTCTGAATTTGCCTTCTCGCTTGCGACACCAGCAGTGTCCACAAGTTGTTGAATATCAGACACTTTCCAAGTTTGTCTAAACTTCTGGACATAGTTTCCGATACGCGCCCGGTCTTCTGCTTGATTGGAAAATGATCCGACATCTTCACCTTCACTAACTCCATTGAATGAACTAGTTTTGAGACGGTCAACTTGGACTTCCACAAATGTGCCTGTAGCTTTGCCCTTCCTCATCATGCTGATGAATGGTGTAGACTCAGGTTCTAAAATTGATATTGCATCCGTCAGGTCCTCGCGGTTCCCTGCGGTGTTATACGACGTTGATTGTGCCACTGTTATATCCTCCTTGTGTTTTTAAATTATGCGGTTGCCCGCTTGAGTTTAATGTAATTTTGGTAGTCTGCCATGTTGCCGGACTTATCAAATTTTGCCTTGGCCAATTCCAATGCTTTCTTTCGTTGCGAGTTCTCCGTCCTTGGCTTGGCGCTTCCTGCTTCAACTGAAGCTACGGGAGCCTTGGGCTTTGGTTTCGGTTTGCTCGTATTGACCTGGCGTGCTTGGAGTGCTTTCATTCCCTCAATCATTAGCCCGACTGCAAAGTTGCCGTTCGGCAAATGCTCGACTAGTGGTTGATAGAGTGGGTTGCTCTTCACCTGCATGAACAATTTGTAGTCCTCGCTTTCTCCATCACTAAGGAAGTCGAATGTTTGGATTGCGTGTTGATCACTTTGCGTACGTTCCTCGATCCATTTCTGTCTCGCGGGTGCATCCTTTCGTAAAACCTTACGGGCGTTTGCCCTGATCCTACGAAGGTCGGCCTTGGTATAGGTTTTATCCCCATCCTTGGCTACGTACTCGTTTCCGGCATCGTCGTACTCAACCTCGTTCTCCAACCCTTCTTCGGCCCATTCGATGAGCGTGGTCAGGTTCTCGACTTCTTTGGTGAGTGCTTGGACGTCGTTAACGTTGTGCAGTGCATTGTCCTTTAGGAACGAAGGACTCTCGTTGGTAGGTTCGGGCTTTGCTTGGGCTTGCGCTTGTAGCTCGGCATTCTCCAGTGCCAGTGCTTTCTTTTGTGCGGTCAGATCGCCAAAGCGTTTGACTGCACTCAGGGAAAGCGACTTTGCGAGTTCCTTGGTTTCTTCTTCGGACAATGAGTCCAGATCAATATTGTATTTAGAAAGAACGGTATTGGGTTCGGCAGCTTCGGTTTGATCCGATTCTTCCGGTTCCTCAGTAGACTGTGTCTCCTCCGGTTCTTCGGACTCTTCAGCTAGATCAGAAGGTTCCAATTCCTCTTCGGGTGATTCGGGTTGCTCCTCCTCGGACTGAGCTTTGAGCAAGTTGCTCGCATACTCGGCCATTGTTAGATTCCCCGGATCGGGCGTTACACTACTCTCAGCAGGTTCAGAGGTAGCGACTTCGGCTTCGATTGATTCGACTGTCATAATTAGCGCTTTTTTCGCTGTTACATATTGTAAGGCAGATTACCTTACAGGACAATTCAAAACAAAAAACCCCCTGCAAGTTGGCGGGACTCGCAGGGGGCGCATACACATCCCCATATGTTCGCAAAAGGTTACAGTCGGTAAAAGGTGTCAAGTTCCTCGTCTATGGCTTCGAGTTTACCGCACAGCATGTAGTGGCGATTTGTACACTCGACTACCTCTTTTACCTGGAGTTGACGGATTACATCTTCACGCATTGACTCGCGCATCTCGATGTACTTCAGAAAGTTTGGTTCACCCTTTAAGAAGGTTAATGCTTGGATCGCTTCTTCGGGGTCAATTTCGTGGTAGGTCTTTTTCTTACGGGGCATGTCAAATAAGATTCACTTGCACTTGCGCATCTTTTTTTTACGCGCCATTTTTTTCTTCTTAGGTGGTCTTCCAACCTTTGATCCGTATGTACCTTTACCTCTTGGCATATCTATGTTTCCTATGCTGCGCTTGGGGTTTCCCCAAACTGTGTTGGTGCGGCTCCCAAGCGACCAATAGTTGCGTTTTCACGCTGTTGGACTTGGAAGGTTCTTTGTTGAATGTAATTCTGAATGCGTTCTTGCAAGGCAGGGTCTTCCTGTACCTTTTGGCTAACGTCAGGTTGAGCCAACCATTGCTGAAAGATTTGCAACTTCATCTCATGTGCGTCATTCGGACGGACGTTGGGCGGAACTCCCGCATAGATCTCCGCAATAGTTTGACGCTCTTCCTCAACTGCCTTTTGTGATGCGGTCTCTTTGGGAATCATGATGCTCTCCGCAGCACCAGGCATGATCTGCCCAACTGCGATTTGAAGCAACCTCTCGGTATCAAGCGTGCCGTTTTTGTCCAACATTCCACCTAGCTCGGCAATCGCTTTTACACGATCAAGCATTTGGGCGGGATCTTGTGAAGCCGCATCGAATTGAAGCGAAAAGTCAAAGCGTTCACCGGGGTTGCCCTTGCTGAACTTCTGCAAGTCCTGCATTCCCGTAACCCGAAAGAATTCCTCATCGGGTCCGTACTGTTGATAGAGGCTGAAGATTTGATCAAGGACTTGGCGAAGGTGGCTGAATACCTTGTCGATGATATGCTGTTGCTTCATCTGTGCCTCAACCGGATCAACGCCAGGACCATTCCTTCCGAAGTATCGATTTACCTGTTCTTGGATATACCTGCGGAGTTCGACGTTTACCGTTGAACCACGACCTGGTGGGATAGCGGCAAACGATACCTCGTTTGGAGTACGATAAGGAACTCTTACACCCGGACCCCACTTTGACGGTGAACGTCCCATTGGGTGTTGAATTGGTGGAAGCGTAGTCAAAGACTGAGCGTCTATTGCTGAGTCTACTTCTACCTTTAATGCCTGTTGATCGGGTTCTGCAATGGTCGGTATTGAACGGGACGAATAAAGTCGCTTGGAGGTACGCTCCCACGTTGTAACCGTGAACGGGTACTTGCCATGAGCGTAGTCCATTAATTGATGCTTTGCATATGTCTCAGTCACACTGGCATGAAAGATCGTGCAGTAGATACCCGGAATATTGTCCTCATCCAAAAGGCGTTGGTAGCAATAGACGATTTTTACATACTGGTCATCGGAGTGAACGAATTCGTCTTGCTCGCGAATATTGTAAAGGTTGTCCTCGGCCTCGGCATTGTTCGCGAGGTCAACTACCTGCTCGACGAAGTTCTTGTCCCATCCCTCAGTGTTGATCTTTGCCCGAATTTGTTCGGGTGTCATGTTCACGACATGGAAGACATAGGGTGCTTCCTGTGGATCAATGGTATAGTTCGGCCAAAACACATCCTCGTCGGGAGCTAGTGCTTTGATTCTGGGGCGGCTCACGACTTCTCGCGTAACCGGAACGGTAGTCTCACCGTCTTTGCGTAGTTCTCGAAGCATCGCCCTACCCTTGGTCTTGGATACTCCGAATTGTTCTTTGAGTGTTTCACTCAACTCATCGTCCATCGATCCGTCTTGGATGACTTCCGCAATGGCTGGCAAAACTTGGGCTATTTCCTCAAGCTTTATGGTCTGTTGTTGTTTCAGTTCTTGCTGATCGTAGTAGGCGTAAGTAACGGTCATCCCCTTCTCAAAGAGATGATTCATAGCAAGTTCCATCTCGCTGTAGAACTCAGTCATCTTGGTATTGATGAGCCAACGAAGGAAGTTGCTTATGACGGATGCCCGCTCAACGTCGTTCGATTCGGTTGGGGTAGCAACGATATGCGCTCGCCTTACCGCATTCATAACCATCGAAACCTTGCATCCGATTATCTCGTCCGCCATGCGGATTTCGGAGTCACTGGCGCCCTCCCAGGGGAACACCTCACCCGTTGAACTTAGCGATGCGTGCTTCTTGAAGTCATCCGACTTACCTGCCCATTGGCAATTGCGAACATCGTAGTCGCGTTGCTTGCGGTCTAACCACTCACCCAAGTCGGATTGAGTTTCCTTATAGGTCTGAGCCAAGTAAGCAATATCGGGCTTCTTGGATACATAGAGAAGTTCGGGATCTGCGGCGCTGAGCATTGCGTTACAGATTGTAAGGCAATACGCCTTACAGGTCAACGCAATCGTAGTGTGGTGTAGTTATGCTAGTGCAAACTCAGTCTGCTTGGGCAACTGAATCTCACCAGATTGTACTTTGAAGTACCTCTCCAATGCCTCGGTCATCTTGGGTCCACGGAACCATCCAGTACCATCGGTTGACTCGACTCCGAGTTCTTGGCATCGCAATAAAACCTTGAATGAATTGATTGCTCCGACGTGAACTCGGTCAAAGGATTCAGTCCATATTGTAAGGTTTCTAAGTTTCCATTCTTTGGTTCCTCCCACAAAGACCACTTCCGCTTCGGATGGAACATCGGCAGGGGTCATCCCGTCTTGTACGCAGAATGCCCATGTGTGGTCGTATGATTGTTTGAGGATCGGATACCACTTGTCCCATTCTCTGAGGGTTTCGTCTCGATTACCCACGCAGTCGGGGACAACGACCCATCTTGGCTTGAGCAAGGTTTCGTTGTAGTAATCAAGCATCTTGGTAAAATCGAATTCGTTCCATTCTTTGCCTGCCGACCACACACTGAATCGTCCGTTATCGATTGCATAGGGCATCCACCTGACGGGTTCCCTTACGCAGTTCTCAGGAGTAAACAACCAACCAACTGGATAACCAAGACCCGCCCAATAATGGACAATGCCTTTGGCGTTGTTGGATGGCATGACGATCATTTGCTTACTCCTGCATCGAAGTCAGGGAACTCGAAGTTTTTCAACGCTTCGTCCAAGGTCAAAAAAATATGATCGGCATGGTATTGAATCCACGGACTCTTTGAGTTAGTCACTACGACGATTTGCTTTTGCAAACTCCAAGCGAACATAATCTCCATTGCGGTTCCGTAGCTCGGATGGTCGCACTTGGCTAAGATCGTGTCGCAATAAACGATGTCCCCCTTGTCTTTTTTAACAATCCTATCTGCCATTCCCGCAATTGTTTCTTTCCCACGGTAGTCTGCATCAGTGGGTTTCAAGGACATTATGTTCTTCTTCTTTAATATCCTAGCCGCCATTGATCGCCAACGAATGCAGGTATCGTCTTGCTCGTAAATCGGCCCGGCCAAATATACCAACCTTGATTTGATCATGCTAATACCTCCGCTTGGGTGGTTGTCTTGCAAACCTTGACCGATTCAAGTTTCAGTTCGTTAAAGCAAAGGTTCTTTGCGATCTCCTTGAATAAATACAATGCGATTGATTCCGCAGTTGTTTGCTCAAGTATCTCGTTCAAGTATCTATGATCAAGCCTTTGAATTACTCGTCCAACAATTTCACGGAATTCTTGCTGATCCATTAACCATCCGACTTCCGGGTCAGGTTCTCCGCTAATGGTCACGAGTACACGATGCGAATGACCATGCAGTTCTCCGTACTCCTTGCGTTTGTTCCGTATCCTATGAGCCGCCTCAAAGGTAAATTCTTCCGTTAGTTTTGTTTTCATTCAGTACCCTCCGCCACCCGTTGCTTGGAGGCTTGATTCGCTTATGTGATCGGGACCACTGACGTAAAAATAACGCAAGCAATCGGGGAAATCTTTGAATGCGGATGAACGAGTTGCATCTGCTGTGTATTCCATGAGTGCGGAAATAGTATTCTCACAATGATCGCTGACAAATAGCTTTGGAGTATTCTCGTCATTCATGGGTTCAGTATCATCCCAAGACAGGGCATCGTTTATCTTCGCAATCCCTGCCTCAATGTCCACTCCAGGTGCTGATCGAAAGACGAACCCAAGGTTGCTCATCGTGTTGATAATATTCGACTCACCCTCTTTGGTTCTCACCGTGGCCGCTCCCATCCTTGGGTCAACGATTCGCTCAAATATGTCCTCCCCTCCTTCCAAATCAAGGAAGTGATCACGGTATTGGATATACCCCCAACCCAAGGGCTTTTGACCGGGACCAGGTTTGCCTACGCTCTTTCCTGCACCATTGACATGGGGCAATGCCCAAGGTCCACCCATGCTTTGGTCAGGGAATTCGCGGTAGACATATGCTCGACCATCGGGAATCACTCCAACCCACATCGCAGACCAAGGCTTTGATCCACCGGGGTCGCATATAAAATACCTTGTGGCATTGATCGAAGGATCGGCAATGAACGGAATCTTAGAATGCTCAACCACATTAGTCTCACGGGAGAATTTTGGAAACCTACCCTCAAACGACTTGGACGGGATTCCGTACAACCGAGCAAGTTTTGTTTCAAGTGGTTGCTTGGAGTAAGTTCGCATCAATTCCTTCCCATCAATGAAGGGCGAATCCTGCGTCCAAAAGTAATGTATCCTACAGTCAGGCCAATTCGCGGAGATTTGTTCAACTGGTAAGTCCCTTTGCAACAGTTCGCTGTACCTCGTCCTTACGGTTTCCGCACCCCTGAGTAAGCTATTGATCAAAGGTGTCCAACCTTGCAACGTTGTGAAGGTCAAAATCAAGCGTCCCTTGAAGTCGGTTAGCCTCGCTAAGATACTGGAAAATATAGCTTCAGGAATTTCTTCATCTGCGTGTATGCAATGAGCGGCCCAACCCTCGAAGATTTGCGGGTCTGCCATGTACTGCCTATAATTATTAAAAAATATTGTCGAACCCCGCTCTGCGTTTGGATCGGTAGGTGGGAAAATTGCCTTACCCGCATTAAACCCGTTCTTTTGATTGTACTGTAAACTATGATTCGCACTCTTCTTTTTTGCTCTCTTGTATCGAGCGGGAAGATTTTGCCATATGTAGCGTTGGGCATCGCTTATCGATCTTTCTTCACTGACATGCATCGAACGGATCTCCGCTTCGGGAATTGTCTGAGCAAGATGCACAAGCATACGGTTTGCAAAAAAGGTTTTTGAACTCCGATTCCCTCCCATAATCACATGGATCTTGTCCTTGTCGAACCGTTCCATCACGCGCCGCCAACCGGGTAAAGTCCATCCCCATTGGATAGGGTCTTCCTTCTCGGAACCAGGTTGATCCATTAACAGACGGGTAAGTGTTTGCGCTCGCTCTGGGTCTTCTATGGTTAGCCGATCAATCTCTTCGGGACTCAATGCACAGACAAGCTCGCCCTTGTCGTACTTCAGATCATCCGTCCAAGGAATTCCGAAGTGTGCGTTTACTTCGTCCGTGTAGGTGATCTTAGGCATTTAAAGAATTCCTGAATGTTTCTTTCAAGGCAGGAAACTTTTTGTTGTAGTAAAGCAAATCCCTCATGTAATGACTGATTTTTTTCACAGAAGTCATCCGCTTTTTTTCATCGATAAAATGTTCTTCGGACTCAAATTTACCCATCTGTAGATTAAACTCTTCTTTCGCAATAATCCCCTCAAGCCTTCGGTAAACCTCACGAATATCCTCTTTGGTTATCTCGCTTGTAATATCAAATTCTTTTATCTTCATTCCTTTCCTCCTTTGTTATCTTAGGCATCGAACCATCTAAGCTTATCTTGCGTCAGGGCATACCCCGTACCATGTCCCAAGTCGGTCTTGTTCTCCTCGCGAATAAGTTCCTCTTTGAATGCCCATCCCTTGAAGTCGAGGGTCGATCCATCGACCAC